GTCACTTACCCAGTTCCTCCAAAATAGTTTCTGCTGTGCGGGATTCAATGCGTTCAATAATCTCACCTTTTTGCATGACAAAAATCTGAGGGATACTCTTGATGTTATAATATTCTACCGTATCAACAGGTATCTTGTCAACATCTACCAAATAATAGTTAGTTTCAGTATCTATTACAGACACCTTGCCATAATGTGGTTTTAAAGCTCGGCAAGGACTACACCATGCTGCTGTAAAATAAACTACACATTCATCTTCAGACTGAAATTCTTTTACATCATCTGTAATTTTAAGCAATTAATTCCTCCCCAGAAATTGTGTTACCAATATAACGACGCTTGATTATGTAATCTCTTACATATTCAGTGCCATTCTGCCTTCCCGCCAAGATAATTACCCAGCGTGGCTCTAGTTTTTCTTCTAGGCAAGTAGCACAAAGAAACAAAGTAATGCCAGATATCAGGGCAGACTTAGTAGGTTCTAGGTTAGCTTTTTGTTTGTTACAAGAATAACAGTTCATTCAGTATCTTCTTCCATTTCATCAATATATCCAACGCCAATTTCATCTACCACAATGTATTCATCGTTTGGTATTTCAATTGTGTATTTAATCCCGCCATCATAATATTCAATTAATGACGACCAAGCACCGTATTGAACAATAGTACAGTAATTCCCATCATCTGGGATATATACAAATTATATTGTCTTTTCATGATCTGACATTGCCTTGGATTCCCTCCAGCTCACATGGTGTGCCATAAGATTGAATTAACTGTCTTACCAACAATAGGTATTCCATTAATTGCATTCTTTGGCTTTCGTTATACTCCATGACATTTTCTTCATATACAGTCAATGCTAGATAATTAGGTCTTATCCTAACATCCATTACTAAATTTTTTACAGGACATTTAATTTCCCGTATTTTTTTAGCCATTTCAGTTGTATATCTTATTTTTGTCATGAATATTATTTATTCTTTTCCGAATTTTAAATTTTTACCATGTATGCTTTTAAGTCTCTTTTTTACTTCAGCAGTTTTGTGTGCATTGTGTTGTTTATCTGGTCTACCAAGATCCATATAAACCCCGCCCCACACGCCTTTTTCTTTATTATTAACGCCTTGTTCGTAACAAATCTTAATGACAGGACAAGATAAACATAGCTCATCAACTTGCTTTGCAGCTTCTTTATCTGCTTCATACAAGTCATAAAACCAATCAAATTTGGAATCTGTTGTCATGCCATTGCATATTGCAAGGTGATACCATTCAAGGTCTTCCTTGTCTATGCCTAAGAAATTATACGAATTTGGCATACTTCTCGCTGATATCCCAAGTGCCATTGGATTTCAATTCATAACGATTTGAATATCCCCACTTGCCATTTTTGTACAAACCATTCGGTTGCATAAATCCATTGTTGCTTGGAGACCACTTTACAATAGTCCAGCCGTCCCAAAAGAATCCTTGAGACTTATTCTTTTCTACAAAATTGTGTGCTGCATTGTAATCTAAGGTTATCTTAGCCATTATTTTCTACTCCAAACAATTGTCTCCAGTTTACAAACTGATACTTTTCATGAATTGAATCTGTTACTTCTGTTGCGTTGCCTTCATTGTAAATTACAATTTGACCAACTTCTAATGGGATTGAATGAATCTTTCCTTCTTGATCCCGCTCGCCTGGTCCAACCTTTATGATTGTTCCACGACGTAGTTCTGTTTCTTGACTTGATGCCGTTAATACGAGACCTGAAGCAGTTTTCTTATCCTGCTGTTCTATTTCTTTAACTAGAACAAGGCCACCTAGCGGTTCAATATTTGTCATTGATTTCCTTTGTTAGTAGGGCTATTTATACTATTGTATCAGTTTTATAGAGCTTGTGTCAAGCCTATTCTTGAACATATCTGAAAGGAATTTGGTATGCCTCAAGAAGTTTTAAACATTGTCTGTTTCTAGGGCAATCTCCAAAAACAAGAGCAAAATCAGGCATAGATTCAATCATCGTAACATCAGAATATGATGTGCGATCTCTAACTAATTCTTCTTTGATTCTATAACCTTTTTGTCTAAGGAATCTTTCTGTCTTACCAATATATTCTGTGACCATGTTTTCAGCACCTTGCAACCCTTTGTGAACAAAAACATATTCTGTATCATCAGGATAGAAGTGTTTGCGATCATCAATTAATACTGTAAGTTGACGGATTAAATCATTGTAATCCCGCCAATTTTTGTCTCCAAAAACTAATACTCTCATTTTTTCCTTTCTAAATACAGGAGGACGGGGTTACCGTCCTCCTGTACATATATACGTATATATAATTAACTTATGGCTTTACTGGTGCGAATGCTCCGCCCCATAGGGACTTGTTAACTGCAAGGTTAACTGGATCATTTGCTGATGGTGGATTTGAAAGATTGACTGCATCATTAGCTGCCTTCTCTACAGTCTCATCATCTGCTGATGTTTCTGAAACTTCATCCTCAGCCGCTGCCTTCTCAACCTTTGACTCATCGTCTTTTGCTGAATCAGCTGCACACTTGTGCTCAATTGCTTGATGGCAATCTGGGCAAGTCATGCCTGCCTTGTAAACTCCTGCACCGCCTGTTGAAACATCTGGTGTTTGGTTTGCTGCATCTGCAACTGAAACATCGCCCACTGGGCGTGTTGCCTGATCAACTAGATCTGTTGATGCTGGTTGATTTGGTGTTGGAAGATCCTTTTGTACGGCGATATCGCCCTTTGGATCTGGTTCTGTTGTATTTGACACTATACTACCTCCTATCTGAGATTTTGTATCTGTGTTAGCACTTTGTCTAACGTAGTTTTCAACGCTTCTTTCGTCACGCTCTTGGTCTACTGAAGAAGATGTTCCGATTGCTTTTTCAAAAGCATCTTTAACTTCATCAATAAACTTAGTTACTTTCCAGTCTTCTGGAAGCATTTTAATTGCTCCGAGTGCTCTTGCTCTAGATACTATATGAGTTTTTGCCTTGGAGTAGTCTTTTGCACGACCTATAGTTTGTATAGCATTATGCAAATCAGTTGTGTTTTCAATAGGAAAAGAACCATCTGGAAGAGCGTGACCTTTGTCAGCTAATTCCTTACGCTTCTTATCAGAGAAATCTCTTTTTTCTACTAAATCCATTTTACTTTGACCCCGCCTCTGTTGTCGTGATATTTCCTCCAGCATATTGTGGAGTGGTCATTGAAACATCACGCCCCGTGAAAGGGCTTGCGACGTTTACTGTAGCAGCGTTATTAACGCCGAGATCAGTCTTTGCATCTGATGCAAGACCTGCTTGTGGGCCTGCTGCTTCTGCAACTGGAGTTGCTGATGCTGCCTGCTGTACGCCACCTTCTGTACCTTGTTGGTTGTTATCCATATTTAAATCACCACCTTATTATAATTAGTAAGTTTCTTCATCAAAAGCATCCATGTCAAATCCAGCTTGAATAAGAGCATTTCTACCTTCTTCAGATACTGCAATTTGAGCATTTAAATCTTCATCATAAGAGACTTCAATTAAACCCTTTTGATATAGTTCAAGTAAAACTTGATCCATATCGTCTAGCATAGCTTGATGTAGTTCTGGCATAACCTCTTCCAAAACATCCATATCAAACTTGTAAATTGGTTCTCCATCATCTGCTATCCCATCAAGACTTGCTGCACCCTCTGATATCAGATAGTCCATCACTTCCCGATGTTCTTCATTTGTAGGATCGTATTCCAATTTACCACTTCCTCGCTACTATTATACAACACTTGTGCCCCTAGCAGGAATTGAACCTGCGACGCAGACCTTAGAAGAGTCTCGCTCTATCCACTGAGCTACAGAGGCAAATACAAAAGGTCACTTGCGTGACCCCTGTAATATATTATCTTTGTATTATACTAGCCCTGTAGGGTTGCTGTCAATTGCCATTGCCAGAATTTATGAGCCTCTTGACGACCCGCAATAAAGTTACAAATTCCTTGCTCATCTAGCTCGTTGGCAACATCATATGTATGCTTTAGTTGATCCATAACGATGTAGTTAGTATTAACTAACTCTTCAATCATTTGACGAGCATTAAGGTTTTCTGAATCATTAATCTCTAATTCAGGACTTAGTTCTGTCCATGACTTTAAACCAAATGGGGCTTTTGCTCCAAGCTTTCTGATGTTCTCTGCAATAGGATCAATAGACTCATACAAATCCTCATAAATCTTTAAAAAGAACTTGTGATACTGTGGGAAATTTGATCCCTCAACATTCCAGTGATAACCATGTGCTTGAACATAGTGCTTTACTACCATTGATTTTAAAACTTTTAATTCATTAATTAAATCTTGATTACTTGCCATGACCCTTATCTCCCTTATGCAATTCTGAAACCATATCTAACAAAATATCAGCGTCTGGCTTTTCTTTATCATTCTCTGTATACAAAGCTTTCAAAGTCTTTTCATCTTCTTTTCTTTGTGCTCCCTCGCCCATCATAATAAGCAACATTGCAACTGGAATAAATAATCCAATTGGAAAACTTGCCCACATGTGCGATACATTAAGAATTATTGCTGACATATATCCAGACATTCTGGCTGGGTACTTGTCTACATAAAAAGATATATTGTTAATGACTTTTTTCATATATCTAATTATACATTATTTTTAGACTTTAGCGTAGCCTGTTTTCTTTTTATTCATGGATCCTGGCTTCTTTGTGCCTGGTTGCATATTTTTAATACGAATTTCTAAAGCTTTTTTAAGCTTTTCTTGATTCTTTTTGCTTCCCATATTTATCCTTTGTTAGGGACCCCGCCCAATATGAGCGGGGTCTTTTTACTATTATATCTTACTTGATCTTGATTTGTCTAGGCTTTGCAGACTCTGGAAGTTCCCGTTCAATCTTTACGGTTAGCAATCCATTATCAAGAGATGCAGACTTAACAATCATATACTCACCAAGCGTAAATGTCTGTGTGAAGTTGCGTCCAGCAATACCCTTGTGAAGGTACTCGGACTTTTCATCATTCTCACGTTCACTCTTGATGACTAATGTATCTTTATCTACTGTTACATCAATATCTTCACGATCATATCCCGCAACAGCTAATTCAACAACATAGTTGTCTTCATCAACTTTCTTTACGTTATATGGGGGGAATGCAGATGTTGTCTTCTTATTTGTTTCCCATCGGACAAATTGATTATTAAATCCCAAGAAAAATGGGTCATTGAAAATAGATTCAATTTGTGCAAATGGATTTGTTTTATATGTTAGGTTTGTCATACTTAGCTCCTTTTCAGCAAGTTAGTTAAATTCAAGACCCTTACGGCGTCCTGTAGATATATTATATCAGATTTTATTGATTACTTCTACCTTTAGGGCTAGAAGAATTACCATAGCCAACATTAGGCTTACCATCATTTTGTGGAGGAGAATTATATGTAGACTTCCATCCATTATCCCCGCCCTGCAAACCCATTACTGGGGCAAATGATCCATTCCAAGTATGCAATGCACCGATGCCTTCTTGCTGGTCTTGCTTTGTTTGATCGGACTTAGTTAAATCTGGTTCATTAACTGCTATAGCATCCATAGCTTCTTGTGCATGCTCTTTAGTTGTATAGCATCCAATTACTTGTCCCGATCCCGCCTTCATGACAGCATAACCGCCTTGACAATCTGGAACATTAAACTCAATCTTAAATCCTGGTCCACCAGAGAGCCTCTCTGCTCCCGCTGATTCTTTTTGAACTTTGTTTTCTCTATTTACAATTGCACGAGACCAAGCATAACCTGCATCTCCGCCCCAAGCATTCCACATAATTTTTCCGTGAGATGGCTTGTCCCAATCTTTGCCCTTCTTATCAACTTCATGACGTGAGAAGAAAGAATACATACGCTTTACAGTATCAAGAGACATTGATCTTCCAGCAACTATATCACTTGCACGACCCCAGCCAACAGGTGTTCCTGCTCCTGTAGCCATACCTGCATCTCTCCACTTTAATGCACGACGTGCTGCTGCCTTCATTCCTGCGTTTGGCTGATATCCACCATCTGCTTTTTTAACAGGAATACAATCTGGAACAGTCTTGCCATCTTTTTCTTTAGTTCCAGCATACTCGTAGCCATCCCAACATGGGCCTTGACCCTTATCAATGCATGAAGTGCACTTTTCTGTATCTGAAATGTAATGATGATCATTACCTAAATCGTCACAACCGCAAGTCATGCACTTTTTTGTGGCTTCTGGTTCATTTGCATATAATGCAGCCATTTGTGCTTGTGCTTGTTTTTTAGATTCATGTGTGCCAGCAACGTGCCCTGTATTTTGAGCTACTACTGAAAACTTATTTCCATGTTGTACAATTTTATATGGCATTATCCACCTACCGAAGCTTTAGTATATCTAACTATAACAAGTCCTGACCCACCTGATCCAGAAGCATACTGGTTTCCCCATTGATTATCTCCACCGCCACCGCCACCAGTATTAGCTACACCATTTGCATCTTTATTAATAATAATTGGATAATTATCTGTTGTAAAAAAAGTTTGATAACCTCCTCCAGCACCTCCACCGCCAAGTCCAGCCACACCATTATTATAGCCAGCTCCACTACCGCCACCTGCATAGTAACCGCTATAGGTTGTGTAAGAATTATTTACAAATCTTACGGTGCTATCACCAGTACCTGTTGCTGATGCAAAATCTGAAAATTGTAGTCCGTCACCGCCGCTACCAGCTTGTCCAGCCGTGCCAGCTCCTCCTCCGTTTCCAGGAAATCCATAAGTTCCACCAGTTGTTCCACCGTTGTTGCCTTGCCCAGTGGTTCCCAAACCATAGTTTGAGCCAGATTGATAACCTGCTCCGCCTCCAGAACCTCCGTCAGCATCAGAAGGATGTCCATTCATAACACCAAAACCACGACCTCCACCAATTGCTGTTAAATTATTAAAAATAGTATTATTTCCTTTTACATTTGGGCTACCACCTGAACCAATTGTTATAGAATATGTTCCTGCAGTAATTAAAGATGATGTTGAATAAATTAATCCTCCAGCGCCACCGCCGCCGCCATCATAATAATTAGAACCTCCGCCGCCTCCGCCTGCTATAATTAAAATGTCTGTTGTAATTCCGCTATTAGAAACAACTAAAGAAGATGTTGATTTAAATGTGCGATAATAATAAGTTGAATCAGAAGTTAATGTTCCCCCAAAAACAACAGGCAAAGATTTAGAACGACTAGCCAAAGTAATCTTACGCGATAAAGATCCTAAGTTTAGTCTTATAGACATTTTAAACCTCTGCTGCTAGAACTGCAACTTGTGCTGTTAGTCCTGATGATGCAGTTATACCAAAAAGTTTGTCCCCAGGAAGTAGGTCAATTGCAAAAACCGCACCTGGTGCGAGTGCATAGCCATATACTGAGCTATTTACTCCAGCCGATCCTAGGTAAACAGTATCGGTTGAATCTAAATTTTGAATTGAAATTGAAACCTTATTCTCATAAGGAATTGCATTTGCTTGTGGTATGCTGACAAGGGAAGTTCCGCTGTTGTCAACTGTTACTATTTGATGATTAATCGCCATTTTTTGTTTCCTCCGCTTTAATTATATCAGCATTTGGCTTTGAGGCCAAAGCTTCTTTTATGCTAAATCTTTTGTTTTTATCTGGTGCTTTTACAACTTCTGCTGCAGGCAAAGTTCCGTTTTTTCTAAACCTCATAGTCTCCCACAAAGCGTGGGGAAGGGCATGAATACCATAATGTGTCCTATGATGATTAGTACACAATACCTCTAAATTTCCTGGACTTTCCAACCACTGCTGAAATTCTGCATTATCTGTAAAATGTAAGCCAAAATATTCTTCTATCTTATTTATGTCAGCATTAGGTATTTGACTAAACTCTACATGTGTATGGTGTAATTCTGCTTGTCCACCACATAGATCATCATTGATTACACATTTCCAAAGTCCCGCCGCTTTGATCTTTTTCTTAGCTTGAAGAAAATACTTGTAATTTGGATCAGATTCCCGTGGGTCATGTTCTGGTATATGTGCCAGAATATGTAATGTCATATTTTGATCGTGTGCGTCTGTCATGATAGCTTAATTATAACATCATTGGAGCCTCTAGTCAGGATTGAACTGACGACCTTCCGCTTACAAGGCGGATGCTCTACCACTGAGCTAAAGAGGCAAGGGGCCATAGATGGTGAGCGAGTTGCCCAGTTAGTTTGTAATATGTAACTATAACATCCTAAGTAAGTGCCATCTATGACCTGGCTTCCCGCCGTGGATTCGGACCACGATTCATGGCTTCAAAGGCCATTGTCCTGCCAGTTGGACGAACGGGAATTAGTGGAGCAAGTAGGACTTGAACCTACGACGACCCGATTATGAGTCGGGGGCTCTAACCAACTGAGCTATTGCTCCTTATTGATTAGGCGTGGGCTTCACCAATTAATTTATTTTCTATTAACTTTTTTCTTTCATCAACTATTTCGTATGCAAAATCTTTTAAAGCTTCTTCATTTTTTGTATAATGATGACCACAAAACAATAGTTCACCCGTTACACCTTTAACTAAAACTAAAGCTTCAGCAGCACAACTATCGCAACGATCGTTAGGACCAAGTACAAATTTTTCAACATCTTTACTTTCTTTTACTTTTTCTGCCATCATATTCATAATTATACTCTTTCTGATAGTTGGTTAATAATTTGCTGGGATGGTAGGATTCGGACCTACGACATTCCGATTAACAGTCGGACGCTCTGCCAGCTGAGCTACATCCCAATTTATATTATTCTATCTTACCAAAAGGGTTCTTGTCAATCATCTTTAATAGATCTTCTGGACTATTAATCATACGACGTTGTGCTTCATACTTACCCAATTCACACATTTCTTGTGCAAGTGTATGCATCATGTCATACAATCCCGCAGCATATCGCTTATTCTTTGTATCTGTTAATTCAATTTCTTTCTTCATATTAACCGAAGACATTGTAAAATATTCACAAAGTGCAGTTAAACTAATATAGATATCTTCTTCATCTTCAATGGTTTTAATTGTTCCATTTGCCAGCATTTATTATCCTTTGTTTGTTGTTATAGGCGACAGTCTACTATAGAATTCTAAAGCTGTCAACAGGGATTTCATCTTCATCTTCTTCAATACCCATGAATTCACGTAAATTAGTAGGCATCTCAGGTTTATCAGGCATTCTAATAACATTCTTTAATCTAGCATCTGATTCTTCTTTTAACTTCTGAATCTCATCTGCAAATACCCCGCCATAGGTATAGATCTCAACTTCTTTGTCTGCGTCTGGTGGCGTTAATGCAATTGAGTTGTAGATTGCACCACAGACAGCATCTGAAAGGTCCTTAGAGCCCTTTCTAGGGTGGTCTACCTTGTCCCTAACAATGCGAAGCTGAAGCAATTCATCAACCAAAAGCTGGATCTTTGGTCCATGTAATCTTTCTTCAGTTAATGTAAGAGACATGTCTTCATAATGCTTTTTAGCAACAGAAAGAATCTCAGTTTTAATACCATGAACTCCCAACTGCTGCATCATGTCATGTGAGTTCCAACGGTCAAATGTAACTAATTTAAGATTGAATCCACGATCTCTAACACTTGTAATATAATCTTTAACTTCTGTAAAGTCAACTGATTTAGATGCAGTTGGCGTCCAATATCTTACTGCATCAACGACAACTCTAGGTGCTGCTTGTTTGTAATTGTCACCAATCTTCATTGAAACCCAGCCCGCAACGTGAGCTAAAGCTACGGCACAATGGTCATGCTTTTGTGCCAAGTCCACATGCATAAAATACTTTACATTTTCTTGTGGTCTAAAATCATCATCAAATCTTCCATATGAATCTACATTTAACTTTGGATTACTAAATGCTTTTTCAATAACCATTCTGCTCTTAAAGAATGCATCTGTAGCATCTGGAGGCATACATGCAAAGCGAGACAATGCATCTGTAGGGTCTGTATAAAAGTCAATAGTAAAATCATCAATAATTCTAGTCGGGTTAATCTCCCATGTAGGTCTCTTCAAAGCATACATTCTAGGTACTTTATACGAGATGATATGGTCTTCTTCCCACTCCATCTCAAATTCATTGCCTTCTGTGCCATCTGGTAAATCTGGATCAACCTTAAACTTATGATGTCTAAGAACGACTTCTTTTTCAGCCACCGCCTCGTTATACTTTTGCTGAATATAATCATTTTTAAAACGTGGAAATGAAAGTAGAATTACTTTACCAAAGTCTGGAAAACGAGAGTTTACAGATGCACGATACATTTTGTAGATTGCTGAAGCAGTTTTAGCTTGATCATGACCCGAAGTTGACTCAAGTTCAAAGCCTGAAATTTCATCAAGGATAACGACAAGAACGTTATAACCTTCCCATGCTTCACGCTCTGAGTGACCTGAGTGAACTGTAACAGATTTATCAAACTCAACCATGTTAGCCTTAGCAATATACTTGCCTTGGAACCACGGAGACTTTTCAATACGTTGATTAAATCCTTTAAAGAATACTCGGTTAGCTTGAATAGCGTTAATAGCAATGTTAATAATATCAATAGCATCGCCTGGAGGCTTGCCATAGTATCTTGCTGGATCCGTTAAGCACAAAAGCAAATGCACCATGTAAGCACAAGCAATAGTAGATGTGTAGTCTTTTCCAGAACCCTTGCCTAGTTGCAAAATAACTTCAGAACAAGTTTGTTTCCAAATCTTTTCGCCTTCTTCTTCACCATAAATCTTGTGCAATGTCTCACGCTTATAAATTTGCGTAGATGCACGAATCATTTGATATTGATATTGTGAAAGAGGAGGCAGCCCCAAATAATCTTT